ACTCAGCACCAGATGTTAGACTAGGCCAAACACCAATAAGCTTACCCGAAGCACCACCTTGAGATATGGTTACGCCTGGGGGCGGGACTGATCCTGTGCCTGAGTTGAATGGTATATAGCGAACGTAGCGACCCTCTAATGCTAGTGATCCACCAAGAGTCGCAGAACCAGAGATAGTACCCAAAACTCTTGACATTGGCGTTGCGTTGAGACCGTAAGCCGTGTCCTGATCTACAAAAAAGGTCGAGGTATTATCGCCAGCAATGTTGATCGTATCGTTACCCTGACGACCAAGAATAGAATCGAATCTGTTTAACCCAACTGGTACTGTTATGGTTGCCATTTATAAGTCCTTATCATAGGTCATTGATCTCCACATAAGTAAACGTGGCTCGGTCATCCCAGCTATCGCTTATGCTTCCACTATCAGTATAATACGTGGTCGTGTATTCATCGAAGCTAATTCGCTTAATGTACCATTCACCCGTAGATGGCTTAACGTAACCGAAGTAAAGTGGGTCGGCATCAAGATCTTGACGAGCAAGGCCATAGTCGGCAAGTGGTACGACCGAACTATTGATAGCCGTTATAATGCCAGAAACATCGACACCGCCACTCATGGCTGTAGCAATGGCTTTGTAGAACGACTTTCCGTCACTAAGTCTTACGGCAATCGGGTTCTTAGCACTTATAGGCCAGGTGATTTCCTGCTTTTCGACATTTACTACAGGGCGATTTTCAAATATTGCTTTAACGACTTGATCGAAATAGTTTGTCAGATCTTTAATGTTCTTGATTGTGACTTCATCAACAACGGAATCCTTTATATTCTTAACGCTGACCTCTGTTACAGGGTCGGTCTTGGCTTCCTTAATTGCAGCGGCAACAACTTCACTAAAGCCTTTCAGGGCTTCTGTAATCTCACTCTGGTTGCTAACGGTAACTTCTTTGACAGGATTGGCAACAGTGACTTCGCCTTTAACGGTTTGGGATTCGGCCTGCTTATATTCAACAGATACCTTTCCCGTGAAAACACCTATGAGCTTATCGACCGATCCTTTAAGATCAATCAGTAGTTGGCGTTGCTCCTCTTGATATAGCTCTTGTGACTTTTCATCCATATCATCACATCTGACTTGTTAGTGCCGCGATGGCTTTTTTATCGACTACTGCGATACCGCCTCCAGGCACTACCGCCTCAGTTGCTTCAACTGCTTTGTAGCCAAGATGACGAACATACTCAGGGATGTAATTAACGTAATCGAGGTCGCCGCCAGTTCTAACCGCGTGTTTTTGTGCAGCGTTTAGGAAACCAGTAAAGTCATCATCAGTTTTAAGACGATAGATCTGCTTTTCAGAGAAAGGAAGTTGCAGCTTTGATACTACCCCGTACTGTTCAGCCAATGCTTCATCACGTGCCACATAGAACGCATCACCAAAAACATCCCTAGCAGGGTCGTTGACGTTTGCACCGTCCCCGTGAAACACCTCAAGTTTTTTGTTTTCCCTGCTAGGAAGCCGTACAAATCCCTCCTCACCGAGGGGCTTAAACTTAAAATCCTCACCATCTGGTAGGATCGCACTATCGCCGCTAGGTACTAAAGAACAAGTGCAGTTAGGGTGTAGTGGTGGAGTATCGATGTCGCCGTATTCAATACGCATTTGACCGCCATCGTGACCAGTGATAACATCGCCTACAGAGGTAAAGTTAGTGCCGATGGTCTTTGTACGACCAGCATATGTACGACAGAATTCACAAGCACCAGGATTGACTAACCATTGAACCTGGCTAAAGCCGTTCTGGCTATAGGTAAGTTCAGCAGTTCGGTTACTAGTGCGTAGGCTTTCCGTTCTGGCGATTCTCTCGGCTCTGTAGCCCTTTGCATCAGAATAAGTCTGCTCCACACGTTTCTTGAGCTTATTAAGGCTCTCGCCTGCCGCCTGGCCCTCACGCAGTGTCTTTTCAAGTGCAGCAATAGTATCTTGGTTATAAGCACCAGCTATTTGTTTGATTCGGCTTTCAGTGACTTTACGGATCTCAGGACTAACCGTAATTAGCTCACCGCCGATAAACGATGCTACATCCTCTGTCTGTGTCTCAAGCAGTTCGATTATTGTAGGCAACAGGAGTGCGGCAAGGGCTTCGGATTCCTCTTTAATGTTAAATAGAAATTCCTCAATGCTTTTTGCTGTAGCACCAAGTTTATTGATAACGATTTGTTCTTGTTCGTCAGAGAATAAACCGATCAATCCTTTAATCTTATCGGCATAAATATCATTCGTCTTAATCAGTTCGGAACGAAACTGCTCCTGGTCTTCTCTGATCTTTCTGATCTGTTCAGCTTTAGTTAATTTTTTTTTAAGCACGATCTTTGTCGTGATTTCCTTTTCGGATTTGGCAGCTTTGCCTGCCTTACCAGACTCGATGGTATTCATCGTGGCAGTTGGATTTACAGGCGGTAAGTCGTCACCGCCAGGTACTGGTTCTAGCCCTTGTGACTCACGAGCTTCGTTACGGGTTATCCAAATATCAACACCTGCTTTGTTTCGGTCTAGTGTAAATGTTTTGTCATCAGGGATAGGCGTAGCATGCACAACCTTTGAGCCATCTGACCTGCTAGTATTAGCATAGATCTGACCCCATATTCGGTCAAGTCGTTTCATCATTGGATCAATCTTATATTTAGCAAAGATGTATTCAAGTGGCTCTAGCTCGTTGCGGCCAAGACCCTTTTCACCAGATGCACCAAGCAAGCCCTTAGGTACGTCAAACATGAGTAGCACATCGTCTTTGGCCATGTCACGGGTAATTTTCTGATCGATGTCTTGTAGCGTAGCACCGACAGCCTGGAACTTAGCTTCTTCGCCGCGAATGAATGCAGTCTTGCCCGCGTTCTCTGGGCCTTCATATCCCTCGCGCCACTGCATAGCGAACTGTTGAAATGCCTCTTTAGTCATGTTAGGTAGGGAAACGATACCGCTTGGGCTGGCATTATTCTTGATGTAGTTTAGGGTAAACTGTGATGTGACAATTTCTGTATCGACATAAATAGCAGCTTTCTCTAGGATCGATAGACCGCGCCACTCGTTGAATGGGTTTGGACGCTTATCGTGAATGATCTCCTCAACATCGAACGGTACTTGCTGACCGTTTGCCTTGTGAAGTACATAACCAACCAGCTCACCGTTAGGGCAAATGACTTCCATCTGTGCTGGATTAAGTAGGTAGATCTGCTTCGTCTTGCCTGTCAGCTCACCAGGTACGGTATACCAAAAGGTTTCGCCATAGATCTCATAGAACATAGCTTCGAGGTGGTGAAAGAGGCTGCCATGCTGACGATCGTTAGGCTGTTGAGCCAGGTTATAAAGTGGATGATTCTGTACGAAGTCACCATTTGGCTTCTGTAGCTTTGGCTCGTAGACACTGAGTGATTGACCGATCTTATCGATTGCTTTATAAGTGATGCCTCGAACTTGGTCTTGCGGGCGGAATGTCGCTTGTTTGGAGTAGTTTCTTAGAACCGAACCTAAGGAGTTAGTTGATTGATTACTTAGTATTTTGACGGCTGTTGCCACCCTCTGACGAAATTTCATATATGATTCCAGGTTATGGTCTCAAAGGACTCTGAAAGAATAATAGCATAATCACATTGCAAGGTCATCTTCTGTAACCAACATTCTTGAGTTTACTTTATTTACAAAGTAGCGTAAGCTGTCACACCCATCATCATTTTCTTTAATCGGCTGATCGGTTTCATTGCCCTGGTTATCTAGCTTCCACGAATAAACCTCTAGCTCATCGCACAGATTCACGCAGGTATCGTTGATGGTTAGCTGCCCTGAGTGGAATGCTGATTTTACTTCGTTGATACCCTGGATGACAGAACCTTTAGGCTTAACGGCTGGATCAATCTTAAATGGCAGGTCACGATTAAGCTGAACGATTGCTAGTGGGTCTTCGGAGTCACCAACTGCAATATCGATCTCGTAGCCCTCAGTCAGATCCTGAATAGCCTTGAGTCGTTGCTGATCATCGAGTTTGCGCATGTAGACTTCTTTCATAACGTGGATCTGCTCGTCAGGGCCGACAGCATAGAGATACGCAGCGAGTGGGTGATTGTAGCCAAAGTCAACGCTAAAGCCGTATCGCACTGGAGTAAACGGACATTCTTTTAGTGTCTGATCACGATTAAACTCAACGTAGATCTTACCCTCAAGATCGGTAAACTCAGCTAGGTACTGTTGAGCGAATACCGATGGGGCAATATCTTTGCGCTTACGATCAAGGGCTTCTTTAACGTTAGGGATCGATTCATTATCGTAGCTTGTAAAGTGAAAGTCTTGCCATTCCTCTTTTGTTTTAGACTCATCGATCATCTGTTTGAACTGGCCTTTACCACGAGGCATAGATGTCAGCCAAGCTTCACCGTTGTAGTCCAACAGCGTAGGTTCAATGACATCTTCCCAGGCTTTTTTCAGGTTCTTAGCAACAGCGGCTTCGTCACCGTAAACCTTATGGTACTTCTTACCGAGCATGTTATCGATAGAATCCCACGAATAGAGTTTGATCCTAGATCCATTTTTCAATCTAAGTAATAGCTCCTGTGAGTTCTTGTATTCGATTAGACTACCAGCCATCTTGATGTATTCATCCCAGACAACATCTTTGGCATGGCCGTAGGTAAGCCCGATATAAGCTAGTGACAGATTAGGATACTTGGCGGCAAGCGATAAACTATCAATTTCGATAAGTTCTGTTTTGCCTGCACGCCGCCCGCAACGTAGTATCTTGAATCTAGCTGGATGGGTTACTACCGTCCGCTGCCACGTCATCAGTTTCGGAAACCTGATTATCTGGTCGGAAGTTTGGTTTGTTTCCATATGCCCCCTCAATGATTACTGTTGGTGCAAGTGACCCGTCAGGGTTAGCGATATTGACCGTTGCCTTACCATAGGTACGATCTAGTAAGCTATCAATAGAACGTGCGTCAGGCGACTTTGTAGCAATGTAGTAGTATTCATCATCTGTGTCCTGTAACTCGTCTGCTAGGAACGCTGTGATGGTCTCCTGGTCAGTAACAATATCGACATGCTTCTTGCGATCCTTGCCAGTGCCAGTGTAGTAGATCCGATAAAGACTAGATTCCCCGCGGGCTAGTGCCAACTGCGCATTCAATAAAGCATCGGTATTCCTAACGATTCGTTCTTTCATAAGCTTCTCGGCTTCTCGGCGTTCTTTAGTTTCAGCATTCTCACTGCCAACTGGACGGCCTGAATTTGGTCTAGCACCGCCCCAACTTGATTTATTTTCCGAGTTTTCAAGATTGTCTTCTGGTTGACTCATGCTTTTATTATACTCCATGTGTAATATCTAACAGACGTTAGGCTGCCGTTCCATATATCATTTGATTGGTTTAATAATTTAATCGGAGAATAATCCAATGAAGAACCAGACAAACCAAACAAACCCAGTACCAGGTAACGCTGACGAACTAGTTGTGCCAAAGGACGTAGCCCCAAGTGGACACGGCGGATCAGGTGTTGCACCAGTACCGCACCCAATGACACCCGAAGCAAACAAAGGACTCGATGAAGACGAAGTTGAGAAAGCTCGTGACGTTGAATCAAGCCCTCGTGCTGAAAAAGCAAAGAACGTGCCAGCAGACGAAGATACTTCTGATCTGAGCAATCCTGGAAATAACAAGATCGATCCCAAGCTGAAAAGCTAGTCAAGTTGTTCATATTTCCATTCACCATTAGAGTCTTTGAAGTAACGGACATCGCAGGTAGACATATGTTCTGGCTTAATGACTCCCCTTTTGACAATATGACCGATGTGTAGATCCATGTCTACATATTTGTTCTGGCTTAATGAAAGACCCCAATTAACATCTGGCCCGTAAGGTTCACCGTTCCAGGTTGCCTTTCCTGAAAGCCAGACGTTGGTTGGGGCTAGGAGGCAGTAGAAACCAGTAGCATCAACTTTTTGAATGCCCCGTAGCTTATGTTTTACACTCTCAAATGATTGACGGTCTTCTGCTATGTTCCACGCGCCTAAAGCGTAAAGACCATGCCTACCTACTTGAACGCCACTGACGTAACCAAAATTATCATCCTCGCGAGCCAGCTTAATGTAATCCTGAACCAATCGCTCAAGACAATTTATCCATATAGCAGGAAAGCCCGCAGCCCACGACCGAAACGGCACATGGGACTTTATGTACTGTTGCCCCGATGGCACAGTCATAACCCAGAGTGACGACCTGGCTTTCAACATCCGC